ATGTAACTTCAAGAAGTAAGAACTTAATCAATGAACTTCAAAACTATATTTGGATGGTTGACAAACAAGGAAACAAACTAAATAAACCTATTGATGCTTATAACCACGCAATAGATGCTATGCGTTATGCAATGACTTCACAATTAGAGAATCCACACAAAGGAAACTATTATATCTACTAATGACTTACGGAGAAATCATAGCCACAATAGAATGTTACATACATTTAAAGACAAATCAAAATGTATTAATAGCTATGCCAAGAAACGTAGGTGAGATAAAGAAAATGAAAGCTATGTATGAAGTAGCTAAATTAAACGTGGCTTATATGTGGCAAGTATAAAAGTTAAAATTTTGTTAAAGTTTTTATAATTAGTTTGCAGGTTAAAATATTTTATTAATTTTACCTCATCAAACAAAAACAATTAAAAATTATGAGAACAATTATTAATATTACAAATCAACAAGAATTAGATTCAAATGTACAAGATTGTAAAAAATTACAAAAGCAAATACAAAAACTTCAAAAAAAATTAAATAATTCTATTCAAGAATATAATAATAAATCATATTCTATTTCTATATGTACACTTGAATATAAAGATTTATTACCAACTATAAAATAAAAATTATGAGAACAATTACAGGAACAATATCAGCATCAGTTGCAATGTTAACTGAAAATCATTTAGTACAAATAGCATTTTGTTTATTAACCTTTTATTTAATTTACCGTGAACTTAAAAGCGATAAAGAATTGTCTGAATAACGGAATAACTATTTATCCAATAGTTGTAAACGATATTTATTTTGAAGGCAAAAGAAAAAAGAATTACGTTAAAATAGAAATCAACGTAAACGGAACAAAGAAAATAGGAAGTGATAAATACAAACAAGATGAAACACTTACTAATAAAGTACACGAGTTGTATGAAGTATTAAATTTAAAGTTAGTTTGATAGTTAATAGGGCGTGAGTTCAGCAATCCTCCCAATTACACGCTTCGTGGAGGTAATTAACTAAATTAAAGCAATCAGAAATGGTTGCTTTTTTTTTGTTTTATACAATTCTTAAGTTAATTAATTTTTAAAATAAAATATGAAAGTAGATATTAATATTCCTGATTCTTTAAACGAAATAACTTTACTTCAATATCAAAAGTTTGACAAACTTATAAAAGATAATGATGCGAGTGATTTTGTTAATCAGAAAACTATCGAAATATTTTGTGGAATAGATTTAAAAGATGTTGCTAAAATTAAAGTTACAGACGTAAACGAAATATTAGAACACCTTAATACAATACTACAACAAAGAACACCATTAAAAAATACTTTTAAATTATCAGGGGTTGAGTTTGGTTTTATACCAAAACTTGAAGATATTACCGCAGGTGAGTTTATAGATTTAGAAAACTATTTAGGTGATGTTGAAACTTTGCACCAAGCAATGGCAGTTTTATTCAGACCTATCAAATCAAAAGTAAAAGACTTATACATTATTCACGAATACGAATCAAGCTACCAATATGCAGAGGTGATGAAATATATGCCTTTAGATATTGCTTTAGGTGCTATGGTTTTTTTTTGGACTTTGCAGAAAGATTGCGTGAACGCTTTGACGGATTATATACAGAACGAAGTGGAACAGTCGGAACAAGCGAAGCAGGTTTTGGAAAAAAATGGGGTTGGTATCAGTCAATTTACGCAGCAGCTCAAGGGAATATACTCCGATTCGATGCAGTTACCAAACTTCCAATAACAGCATTAATGATGTGGTTAATGTTTGAGAAAGAAAAAACAGAAATAGAAATTAAAAATTTAAAAAGAAATGCTATATAGAATCATAAAAGAAATTAAAGACGTGCTACTTGAAGAGCCTTTTGTAAACACAGTAACGGAAGGAGATATATTTGAAATTGATTTAAACAAACAAACAATGTTTCCTTTAAGTCATATTATTATAAACCAAGCAACGCATCAGGGTAATGTATTGTCTTTTAATATTACTGTTTTGTTAATGGATGTTATAAACCAAAAAGATGATAGCAATAAAGTAGATATTTGGAATACTCAATTACTTTTAGCTACAAGGGTTTTAAATAGATTAAACAGAGCAGATATTGCTTCAGACTTTTGGGAGTTAACAGGTCAACCTACTTACGAGCCATTTACAGAACGATTTGAGAACGATTTAGCAGGTTGGGCGGTTACGTTTGATGTATTAGTAAGAAACGATATTACTATCTGTTAATGGATAACAAAGAAACATATAAATACTTAAACGACTTTGCTAAATACGTTATTCAGCAGAGTAGAAGCAATTTAACAAAAGGAAACAGAAATAGCAGTAAAAGTTTATATAATAGTTTAGATAGTGAAATTGAAGTAAGTGCTAATAGTTTTCGTTTAGCTTTTTTAATGGAAGATTACGGAAAGTTTATTGACAAAGGTGTACAAGGTTCAAATCCAAGCGGAATTAAAAAAGGAGTACAAAAAGCACCAAACAGCGAATATAGATTTAAAAGCAAATCAATACCAACAAAGGTTTTAGATAAATGGGTAATTAAAAAAGGAATAGCACCAAGAAGTAAGTCAGGAAAGTTTTTAAGCCGTGAAGGTTTAAAATTTGCTATTGCTAAAAGTATTGCTTTACAAGGTATTAGACCAAGTTTATTTTTTACAAGACCATTTGAAGCAGCCTTTAAAAATTTACCTGATGAATTGGTTGAAGCATACGGATTAGACGTTGAACAATTTTTACAATATACAATTAATAAGAAATGAAAAAAATATTTATAAGAAGTCCGTATTTTATTGAAATAGATGAAGTAGACCAAACAAGTGCAAAGATAGAAATATTCTTATGGAACAAAGGAACAACCGAGCCTACTATTCCAACTTATACTTTAAGTAAAAACATAGCAAGTCCATTACAAACTTTGATAGCTTTTAACGTAGCAAATTATGCAAAGGAATATATTAAGCCTATTGCACCTGTTAGCGTTTCAGTACCTACCGAAGAGAACGTAAAGAATTGGTGCTATATGAAAATAATAAGGTATTCAAATGACGTAGAATTAGATGATGAAACTTTTGTTTGTTTTAATGGTTACACACAATATTTAGATGGGTATAATCAAAACAATGTAGCTACTGTAATTCCTTTAGTAAATACAAATATTAACTTAACTACATTTTCAGGCTTTAATTATATAAATGTTTGGATTGAAGAAAATACTGATTTTGTTTGGGAAGGTAATGACGAATATTTTTTTACACCTATAAGCGAAGGTCTATGGAAATTACCTTACGACTATGACCTTTATACTTTAATATATGAAGGTGGTGAAATAATTTTTAGTATTAACACCGAACAATTATGCGAACTTAAATACACACCTATAACTTGTAAATTTATTAATCGTTTTGGTGGTTGGCAGTTCTTAACCTTTTTTAAAGCTAATAGCAGTTCGATAGACGTAACTTCTAAAGACTTTGATATGTTGCCTTCGTCAATAAATTATAACGTCTTACAAGGACAAAAAAAGATATTCAATTCACAAGGTAAACAAAAAATAAAATGCAACACAGGTTGGGTTGATGAAAACTATTTTGAGTTGATTCAAGATTTACTTTTAAGCGAAACTGTTTTATTAGATAATAAACCTGTAACAGTAAAAAGTCAAAGTTCAGAATACAAAACAAATATAAAAGACAAGAACATTAATTACGAAATAGAATTTGAATATAACTTTGGATTAATTAACGATGTAATATAATGAAAGCAGCTTTATATATTTACGTAGATGATGAGGTTGAAATATTAACTCCTTTAACTGTTGATAGCACTTTATATACTGTTGATTACACAGGTGTAACAGTTGACGCTACCAATACAGGAGAATTTGTATTTGGTACAGTTGCAAAACGTATTGAATTATTCCAAGATGAAAAAATATCTTTAACTTCATCAGTACAAAACGTAAACGATATATCAAAAGTATTTACGGACTACTCGCAAAGTTTTACAATTCCTGCAAGTGAAAACAACAATAAAATTTTTAGACATTGGTACGAAAATAGTTTGGAGAATGGTTTTGACCAACGAGCAAGATATACAGGTTACATTGAACTTGATACACAAACTTTCCGAACAGGTAAATGGCAGTTAGAAAGTGCTACAATAAAAAACAATAGAGTAGAAGATTATAGAATAACTTTCTATGGTGAATTAAAATCTTTAACTGATAAATTTGGTGAGGACAAATTAAAAGATGTACAAACGCTAAATGATTACTCTATAAATTATTCAGGTGCAAATGTATTATCAAGGGTTAAAAGTGCTACAAGCGAAAGCGTAATGTTTCCCTTTATAAGTTCATCAAGATTATGGAATATTGGCGGAAGTGGTTCAGGATTCGATAATATAAATTCTTCAGCATATAGATTAGGCTATAAAGAATTATATCCCGCAGTTCAGTTAACCAAAATATTTAATGCAATAGAAGATAGGTATAATATAAATTTTACAGGTACATTTTTAAGCGACAATAGATTTACTTCAGCTTACTTATGGTTTAAGAATAATGAACAAGCAGAGGTTAGTGTTTTAGGTCAACCTGTTACTGTTGATATATTAGGGTTAAACAGCAACGTAAATAGAATGCAAACAAATGTAATAAATAATACAGTTACATTAATTGATGAAGATCCTTTTAATAATACTTTTTTAGGAATACAAATGACGTTTCCTGTTTCAGTATCTTGGCAGGTTTCAGTTTATAGAAATAATATTCCTTTTGGAAATTTATCAGGCACAGGAACAACAGTTAACGAACTTATAATCATACCAAACGAAGATTTAGGAATAGAATATAGATTTGGAATAGCTACTTCTGAAATTGTAACTTATACAGGAAATTTATCTGCTATATTTTATGATGAAAATAATGGTGAAACAGATGTTGAATTTTTAAATAGTATAGGTGGAACAACTTTAAATACTTTAAATTTAACGGCATTAGCACCTGATATAAGGGTTACTGATTTCTTTAGTGGTGTTTTAAAAATGTTTAACCTTACTGCTTTTAGTACCGACGGAATTAACTTTACATTAGAGCAGTTAGAGAATTGGTATTATTTAGGTGGCATAAAAGATTTTAGTGAGTATTGCACAACTGATTTAGAATTTAATAGAATTAAACCTTTTAAGAAAATTGATTTTAAATATCAAAAGTCAGAAAGTTTTATGAACCGAGCGTTTTTTGAAAACTCGCAACGTGAATACGGAGATTTGAATTATGGTTTCCCTTACGATGGTGGTGATTATACTATACAATTACCTTTTGAAAATTTATTGTTCAATAGGTTTACAAATTACTTTCAGGTAGGTTATGCTTTAAAACAAGACTTTACTAAATACGTTCCGAAGCCTATAATTTTATATAGATACGGATTAGAAGATGCTACATATTATTTTAATAATGGTACAACTACAACGCAAGAAACAGAATATAACGCTTTTGGGCAAGACACTTTAGATATTGGCTTTATGAATACTATAAATTGGGGTGTAGAAATATCATCTTTGAATTTACAGTTAGTTAATAATTCGTTATTTAATAATTATTATTTAGCCTATTTAAATAACTTGTATTCTTTAAAATCAAGAATGGTAAAAGTTAAAATGCGTTTGCCTTATTTAGAATTATTAAACTTAAAACTAAATGATAGAATTGTTATCAGAGATAAACGATATATTATAAACCAATACACAACTGATTTAACAACTTTTGAAAGCGACTTTGAATTGATACAAGATTTTAGAAGTGTTAATTATAACAATAGTACAATAGGAAGAGTAGGAAACGCTGCTACTGTATTTGATGTGGCTACAACTTCAGCAGAACCTTTAACTTGGAGTGTAGATTTTGACCCTACTTCAATGCTAACAGGTGTAACTTCTAACGATTCTTCAGTTACTATACAGGTTAAACCAAACGTGAGTGGATTAGAAAGGTCATCAGTAATTATAAGTAATTTAAACGATAGAATAATAGTAAGACAAGATGCTTAAATTAATATTAGAAATGCTTCCGTTATTAAAAGAAAACGATAGTGAAGCGATTGCAATAGCAAAAGGAAAATATAAGATGCCCGAAAACTTTAAAGAATTAAAACAAACAATAAAATGGCAATTACAAAGACAATAGAAATTGACGTAAACAGTCAAGGTGCTACAAGCGGAATAAATAATATAACCAATTCTATTGAGCAGTCAGATAAAGCAACTCAATCTTTAAGAAGTCAATTAAGACAAGCACAGGCGGACGTTGCTGAACTTTCTGATAAATTTGGTGCTACTTCTAAAGAAGCTATTGAAGCAGCTAAAAGAGCAGGTCAATTAAAAGACGCTATTGGTGATGCAAAAGCGTTAACTGATGCGTTTAACCCTGATGCTAAATTTAGTGCTTTATCGGGTTCTTTATCGGGTGTAGCAAGTGGATTTAGTGCGGTTGAAGGTAGTTTGGCTTTAGCAGGTGTACAAAGTGAAAACTTACAGGAAACAATGGTAAGGCTTCAGGCTGCTATGGCACTTTCGCAAGGCTTACAAGGTTTGGGTGAAAGTATAGATAGCTTTAAACAAATGGGTGCGGTTGCAAAAAACGCATTAGCAGGAATAAGAACAGGAATAGCTGCAACGGGAATAGGTCTTTTATTAGTTGCATTGGGTGCGGTTGTTGCTTATTGGGACGACATTAAAGAAGCGGTTGGTGGTGTAAGTAGTGAGCAAGAAGAATTAAATGCTTTAGCTCAAACTAATTTAGATGCTGAACAAGATAAATTTAGTGCATTATCATTACAAGAAAACACTTTAAAACTTCAAGGAAAATCTGAAAAGGAAATTTTAAAAATGAAGGTTGCACAAACAGACCAAATGATTAAAGCGTCTGAAATTCAAATTGAGCAGTCAATAGCAACTACAAAAGCACAAACTGAAGCAGCTAAAAGAAATCAAGATATATTAGCAGGAGTGTTAAAATTCCTTTCTATACCATTAACAATGATTTTAAAAACAGTTGACGCTGTTGGTTCTGCATTAGGTAAAGATTTTGGATTAGAAGATAAAGTATTTAAAGGAATATCTTCTTTGGTTTTTGACCCTAAAGAAACTCAAGCCGAAGGTGATAAAGTTGTAGCTGAACAAAGAAAGGCTTTAGCTAAATTAAAAAGCGATAGAGATGGTTTACAATTATCAATAAATAATATTGACAAACAAGCTAATACTGAAGCAAGTGCTAAAAGAAAGGAAGCAAATGACAACGCTATTAAATTAGAACAAGATAAAGCAGATGCTTTAGAACGTATTAGACAAGGGGAAATTGACACCGAAGCTGAACGTAGAGCAGAGGAATTATTTCAAATTCAAGAACAATATAGATTATTAATTGAAGAAGCTACAAAATACGGACAAGACACAACGGCTTTAACAGAAGCACAACGTACAAAAGAGAAAGAGTTAACTGATAAATTTGCTTTAGAAGATGCTGAAAAAAAATTAGCTGATGATGAAAAAGCAAAAGCAGATGCTCAAAAATTAGCTGATGATAAAAAAATTATTGATGATAAAATAACTGCTGATAAATTAGCTGCTGAACAAGCAAGAGCAAACATAAACAACATAGCAATAGAATCAGCACAGGGATTAGTTGCAATATTAGGCGGTTTAGGTGAAAAAAATAAAAAATTACAAAAAGCTGCTTTATTAGCAAACACTGCTTTGTCTATTGCTCAAATTATAGCTAATACTAACGTAGGTGCTGCTAAAGAAGTAGCAACAAAAGGTATATTTGGGTTGAGTACTTCTGCAGTTTTATATGCAAAAATGGGTATAAGTATTGCATCTGTTTTAGCTGCAACTGCAAAAGGTTTAAAAGGTTTAGGTGGTGGTTCAGCAGGTGATGGCGGTGGTGCTGCTCCAAGTGGTGGTGGTGGTGGTGGCGGTGCAACTGCTCCTGCTCCTCAATTCAATGTAGTAGGCAATAGCGGTGTTAATCAAATTGCTCAAACTTTAGGTGCTCAACAACCTGTTCAGGCTTATGTGGTAGCTTCAAACGTAACTACTCAACAAAGTTTAGATAGAAACATTGTAGCAAACGCTTCACTTGGATAGTATAAACAAATTTGTTTACAAAAAACAATTTAATAAATAATTAATTTTTAAATAAAACAAAATGAATTTAATAGAACTTATTATAGATGACAAAGAAGATTTACAAGGTGTTGAAGCTATTTCGATAGTAGAAAATCCTGCTATTGAATCTGACTTTGTAGCCTTAAAATCTGAAGAGGTTAAACTTGCTGAAGTAGATAAAGAGAAACGTATTTTAATGGGTGCTGTTTTAATCCCTGAAAAGCCGATTTACAGACGTAATGGCGAAGATGAGTATTATATATATTTTTCAAAAGATACAGTCGTAAAAGCGTCGCAGTTGTTTTTAAAGAAAGGTAATCAAGGCAATTCAACATTAGAACACTCAAAACAAATTGAAGGTTTAACAGTTGTTGAAAGTTGGATAGTTGAAGATTTAACAAAAGACAAAAGTGCTTTATACAATTTAAGTGTTCCTGTTGGTACTTGGGTGGCAAGTGTAAAAGTTGATAACGATGAAATTTGGAACGATTACGTTAAAACAGGCAAGGTAAAAGGTTTCAGTCTTGAAGGTCATTTTGCAGACCAATTAGAAAAGAAAAAAGAATTGTCAAAGGTACTTACTGAAGAAGAAGTATTAGTTGAAAAAATAAAAGAAATACTTAAAAACGTATAATGAAAAATACATCTTTTAAAGTTCACGTTCAAGAAGCATCTCAAACAGAAGTTGATGATGTAAACATTGAGCAAGGTGCTATGCTTGTAACTGATGAAGCCTTATTTATGGGTTTCAATGGTGAGCAAGTTAGAGTATATCCACCGCAGTCAGCTAATATGGGTTTGGGTTGGGCAAGATACGATGATACACAATATACAAGTGCTTCACCTTTTGCTTTTACTACAACCGCTTTTACAGTTCCAAATAATAAAGGTTTTGTAATTGATACAAATATTAATTCTGCAATAGATTATTATGCAGGTAATAAATTAAGAGCAGAGTTTGAAAACGATGTGTATATAATTACAATAGCATTTAAAGCGAGTATAAGCAACGCAAACGGACACGTTGATATTTACTTTGAAGGCGGTAATGGAACTCCTTACGAAAGATTACGTGATGTTGTAACATTTCCAAAAGGAAACAATGTTGAGCATACATACGCAAAGACTTTCCAATATTATGCTGATGAAGATGTAGTTGCAAACGGATTAACTATTAAAATGAAAGCAAGTCACTCGGGTCATATACACGATGTAATTTATTTTATTCAAAGAACACAAAATAATAAATATTAATATGAGCAAACAAACAAAAAGTAAAACAAGTCCAAAGGGCGGAAACAGAGGTTGTCTTTGTCAAGACAGCACGTATAGTAAAGAATGTTGCAATGGAGATTTACAGAATCAAGGAATTGGTTCAACAGTAGGTCAAAATTCAAACACTACAATAACAAACATTGATGGAACAAGAACAATAGTTTCTAACAATGGTTAATGTTAAAAATATAACAAAAATTTATAATAGTAATTTTAAAACAAAAATAGAATGGGTAATTTAAAATCAATCGGGAACAAATTATTTAAAACTGAACTTGCTACTCAAAAAATAGACTTATCTTCTATAAAAATTTTAGAAGATGATGATATAAGAATGAAAAAAGGTTTAGATAAATTAAAATCATTAAGAGCTGAAATGAAAAAAACTTATTTAGATGCTATTGATGGTGCTAACACTAATTATGGAATTTTTAAACAAAAAGCAAAAGAATTAGGATTAAACCCTGATGATTTTCCATTAGTAAAAAGTTTTACAGATAGACAAAGAAATTTAGATGATGCTTTTTATTCAGCTAATAAATTATAATAAATCAATAATTAAATTAAATATAAATGTCGAACGTAATTAACCAAATTAAAACCTTATTGGGAATGGAAGTAAAACTTGCTCAAATGGCTTTAGAAAATGGTACTATTATCGAAGCTGAAGTATTTGAAGCAGGTGCAAGTGTTTTCATCGTAAACGAAGAAGATAGAATTGCTTTACCTGTTGGAGAATATAAGTTAGAAGATGGTATGATTTTAATTGTAGCCGAAGAAGGTATTATTGCTGAAATCAAAGAAGCAGTTGTTGAAGAGGAAACTCCTGAAGCAGAAGTTGAAGTTGAAGTAGAGCAAGAAATGACCGAAGTAAAAGAACCTAAAAGAGTAATTGAATCAGTTACTAAAGAAATGTTCTTTGCCGAAATTGATTCTTTGAAAAAAGAAATCGAAGCACTTAAATTAGCTAAAACAGAAGTTGCAGTTGAAACAGTAGAATTATCTGCTGAACCTTTAACACACAACCCTGAAGCTACAACTAAAAGAGAATTAAATACTTACTCACAAAACAGAACAAGAACAACTTTTGATTCTGTATTAGAAAAAATTTCAAACTTTAAATAATTAAAAATGGCTACTACAACATCTATTACAACTACTTATGCAGGTCAGTTTGCAGGAAAATATATCTCTGCTGCTTTATTATCTGCAACTACTATCGAAAACGGTGGTATTGAAGTAAAACCAAACGTAAAGTATAAAGAAGTTATCAAAAAATTAGCAACTAACGATTTAGTAAAAAACGCTACTTGTGATTTTGATGCAACTTCTACTGTTACTTTAACTGAAAGAATCCTTCAACCTGAAGAATTCCAAATCAATTTATCTTTATGTAAGAAAGACTTCCGTTCAGATTGGGAAGCTATCCAAATGGGATATTCTGCATTTGATACATTACCTCCATCTTTCCAAGATTTCTTATTAGCACACGTTGCTGCTAAAGCTGCACAAAACAATGAAGTATCTATTTGGAGAGGTGTTAACGCAACTGCAGGTCAATTTGACGGATTAGTTACTTTAGCTACTGCTGATGCAACTGTTATCGACGTAGTTGGTGAAGCGGTTACTGCTGCTAACGTAATTGCTGAAATGGGTTCTGTTATTGACGCTATTCCTTCTGCATTATACGGACAAGAAGATTTATACCTTTATGTATCTCAAAATGTTGCTCGTGCTTACGTTCGTGCTTTAGGTGGATTTGCTGCATCAGGTTTAGGTGCTAATGGTACTAACGCAATGGGTACACAATGGTTTAACAACGGAAGTTTAACTTTTGACGGAGTTAAAATATTTGTTGCTAACGGATTAGCTGACAACTATATGATGGCTGCTCAAAAATCTAACTTATACTTCGGAACAGGCTTATTAGCTGACCACAATGAAGTTAAAGTTATTGATATGGCTGACATTGATGGTTCTCAAAATGTAAGAATCGTTATGAGATTTACAGCAGGTGTACAATACGGAATCGGTTCTGATATCGTTCTTTACACTCCTGCATAATTCATTGAATAACAAACTATAAAGGGGTGGTGCAATAAACACCGCCCTTTTTTTTAATAACATATAAAAATATAAACAAATGGCTTGTGATTTAGGATTTGGTAGAATCGAACCTTGCAAAGATTCAGTAGGTGGATTGAAAGCGGTTTATTTTGTAAACTATGGCGATATGACAGGTGTTACTTATGACGGAACAAATACAGACGTAATTGATTCAGTATCAGGAACTCCAACAGCTTATAAATACGATTTAAAAGGTGCTTCTACATTTACACAAAATGTAAACAGTTCAAGAGAAAACGGAACGACGTTTTTTGAACAAGTTTTGGAATTAACATTTAAGAAATTAAGTATTAAAGACCACAAAGAATTAAAATTAATGGCTTACGGAAGACCTCAAGTTATCGTAGAAGATAACAACGGAAACTTCTTTTTAGCAGGATTAGACCACGGAATGGACGTTACAGGTGGTACTATTGTAACAGGTGGTGCTTTTGGTGATTTGTCAGGTTACACTTTAACTTTAACAGGAATGGAACAAGTTCCTGCTAACTTTATTGGAGATACATTAACTGCTGCAGGATTTACAGTAGTTGTTGGTTCTTAATTAAAATTTATTTTTTTTTACTGAAATTGGGTAGCTTTTTAAGTTACCCTTTTTTT